CATTGGTTCTACCTGACGAACATCCCCAAGAAGTACCTGAACGTTCTGAAGACCACGGTGAACGAGTATCCGGCATCGGTGAAGCGCGACACGCTGGACATGATGGCGAATGCAAACGCCGGCGACGTGTTAGCACGATGGGTTCCAGTTGCCGTGCCTGAACATGAATTTGAAGAAGAGAGAGAGCCGCCTGTGTTTGCGACACGCTACACGGCTTTGCCGGCGATTAGGTTTAATTGATTCGGCCAGCGGACGCCGAGAAGTGCCGTAGGGAGGTATACCGATGAGTTTCGAGAAGGTAGTCAATCAGAGAATCTGGGGTGTAACGACCCAGAACGCCACCAACAACAGGATGTTGGTTGGAGACTCCACCGGGGGCACGTTCACCGGGAGGGTCAACCCGCTCAAGGGCTCGCTGATGTGGGACCGCTGCATGTACGTCCTGCAGAACGTGGCGGTGGCTGGCGGAGCCACAGGCGGGTCGTACACGGTCACGGTTGAGACGGACGCTGTAGTGGGTTACACCGGGCTGCCGATTGCCCGCGTGCAGGATCTTGGCCCCAACAGCCCGACGACTGTGGTGTTGGACAATCTGCACCAGAGCGCCGCATCGCCCATCCCGACGCATCTGCACATCATCCAGGATGCGGCAGGCGGCGGCTTGACGCTCACGATGGATGTCGTGGCGAAACAGTACCGGGGGTTCCTGGGCTCTCCGGCGTCTGCTACGTCAGAACGGATTATCCAGGGCACGATGCTTGCGGGCTCGGCCGCTGGACCGTTCACCGACAGCCGCGGCATGACCGAGGACGCGACATTCACGTTGGGAACTAGCGGCAGCGCGCTGGGTATGCACCGGATGAGGCTGTGGGACAACGCGATGTACTGGGCGGTGGCTGGCTTGTCCAACACCGGCGGTCATGACGTTGACATCATCGGCGAGGTAGGCGGCAACACTGTTGCTATCGCCACCACCGGCACCGGAGAGGTGTTTGGCGCAACGGATGGCCACAAGGAAGCTCTCGCCAATAACTTCTACGGCCAGAGCCCGAATCCTACCGCAATCATCTGGACCGAGGTGAGCGCAGGCGGAGTGTCCGACGCGAGAATCGTTTGCATGGCCAAGTCCGGACGCGGCAGCATGGGCAAAAGGTAAGGGGGCGTCATGGCACAACACTTCAATGGGATCATCGCCACTCAGACGGATCACTTTGCTGGGGTCTCGACTGTGGATGTTCGGGGCAAGGTTCCAAACATGCAGGGGTTCAGGTCGCTCAGTAATTCGGTTTACGGCGTGGAGGTCACAGGTGGTGTTTCAGGCACCTTCGGGGTGTTTGTTATAGGCAGCGTCGGTGGGGCTACGTATGTCATCGCCGGTTCGAGTGCAAGAACGGCTGCTGGAAGCACAATACTATATCCGGCAACCTATGACGCCGATGGTGTTCTAAACGCTCCCGAGACGAACAAGGCGGTTACTACTCAAGAGATCAACTACTTTGTTCCGCCGACCCATGTGGTCTTCTCTGGTGCGTCTGCTGCCAACAACTTTGGTGTTTCAGCAGCCATCACCGTTTCTGCTGTGTTGAACTCAGCCACATAGGAGATCTCGTGGCGAAGCGCAAAAAGAAACTCACTAGGACTCAACGAACTGCTTTGGTCAATCAGCTTCTTCGTGATGCTACTCCACAAGCCAGGAAGTTGTTCCGTGCTGCTCGCAAGGCTGACGCAGCGGGCGGCGAAGCGCTTCAGGACCGTCAACGCCAGGCGAAGGAAACGGGGAACTGATGCCAACCAACGCAGCGTCTTACATGGGCAAGAAAGTCACCACGAAACGCAAGCCCAAGAAGAAAAAGAAGAAACGTGGCTCGTAAACGCAAGCAACGTAGCAAGTCGTTCGCCGCGAACGCTCCTGCCCCGATAGTCAATATCGCGGAGCAGCGGTCGCTACGTGAGGCATTGCAGCCTGGGCGTAAGCCGGGGATCTTCGTGGCTGCTTTGTCGGTTACAGGGCGGCTGCACTACTCCATCGCAATGACTTTTGCGCGGGCGATGCAATCCACCATGCTCGATAACTGTCCGTGGCGGTTTGGAGTCCACACCGAACCCGGCAAGAAAGGCGCGGACTACGCTCGCAATAGCATCGTCAAGAAGTTCCTGGAGGAGACCGACGCGGATTGGCTGGTGATGGTTGACGAGGATCAGGTGGTCCCCGAGAACTTTTGGCAGTTGTGCATGATCAAAGATGCGGACATCGTAAGCGGATTGACGCCTGTGTGGGTCTGCAACATGGACCCGGAAACCATGTTCCGTGTGAACAACTACGGCGTGAACGAACAGGGCCAATGCTACAACCTGCCTGTGCCGTTGGAGAGCGTTAAGCAGCCGTACCGCGTGCCTGTAGTGGGCACTGGCTGTATCGCAATTAGACGCCGAGTATTTGCTCCCAAGCCACACGGGCTAGGAATGAATCCCTTCTACTTCACGTTCGGTGAAGATCGGAAAGTGCAGGCCGGCGAGGACATCAACTTCAGCGTGGACGCCAACAAGGCCGGATTCGTTCTGTCTGTGCATCCCGACGTTCGTTTCGACCACATGAAGGAACTTCCGCTATGGCAGGTGGAGGCTTACTACCAGGCCAGAAGCAAGATGGAACGCGAAGGCAAGACGCTCACTGATGAGCAGAGGCTTTCCATTGGCTAACACGACCAACCGGGCAAGAGACAAGGCTGCGCTGGAGTTCATCGACGACTGCCTGGAGCAGGCCAACTTCGTTCGCAAGGAATACGAGCCGAAGTGGTACGAGAATTGGGCGAACTATCGCGTGGAGTCGTCCTACGACAACCCATCCAAGGCGACCCCGTTTGCCGGTGGCGGGTTCGCGTCCAGTGGCGTTTCCCCGATCAACTTCCTGAAGACGCCCGAATCGCACCAGGGCGTCAACACCTTGCGTGCATTGCTTCTTGCCGGGCTGTTCGGTACTCGGGATTACGTACAGGCTGACCCTGTAGGCGACGAAGACATAGAAGCGGCCAAGCGCGTCAGCCGACTTGTAATGTTTGGGTTGGAGCGACCCGGCAATTTCCGCACGAACTACGAGACGATCGGTGATGGACTGATCTTCGGCCTTGGATCGTATTCGGCGCGTTGGAAGCGGGACATCAAATTGGTGCCCCGGCGCTTCCCGGTGCCTGACCCCAATAACCCGCAGGAACTTCTAAGGAATCCCGAGACTGGCGGGATCATGACGGTGTTGCAGAACGTCGAGGTGCCAGTCCATGACGACCCGGTACTTGAAACCGACGACCTATTCGATACGTGGTTTGACCCGGCGGCAAACCGCTTCCAGGATTTGAACTACAAGGTCAAGCGGTTCAGGATGCGCGACGAGGAGCTTGATGCTCTCCGCAACGATCCCAACTGGGATTCCACCGGGATAATGGAGGTGCTGAATACGGAGCCTGCCGGTCGTCCGCTTGGACCCGACCGCACCCAGCACCCGAAACTCCTGACCGAGAACCTTACTCTTGAAGACGTTAAGGACGTATCTAAGTTTGGGTTCTATGGCGGGTGGATGTTCGAGGGCACGGTTCCCAAGGAAGTCGCGCAGAAGATTGGCGGGATAGACCACAAGGGCACCGTAGTCATCCGCATGATCAACGGTATTGTGGTGCAGGCGATTCAATCGCCGCAGCGCAACGGCCGCATTCAGGGCGGGAGCATCACGATTCTGCCCACTGGCCGTGGGATCTACGGGCTGTCACCGCTGACTGTTGTGCGGTACTTGCAGGACGTTTCGGACACGCAGTTGATCTTGACCACGCAGGCTCTTATCGAGTCGGTCTATCAGAACTACTTGATTGGTGGCGATCAGGGGCCTGGGTTGGCGAGACGGCTGGAGACGCGCCGCCCGCGTGAGGTGTTCACGCTTCAGGGCGATATTGAACAACTCACCCCGCTACCCAAGGACTACAGCGGCTTGCAGATTGCTGTTGGTGCGCTGAACCTCATCTCGCAGACCATTCGGAACGCCATGAACGCCCGCGATCCTGTTCAGGGGTTGCAGCGCCAGAGCGGCGATCAGACGGCCACCGAATCGCAGTTGGTGGCGTCGGCGGCGCTGCAGAACACCGACCAGTTGGCGGTCTTGATCGAGCGGGACGAGCTGCCAGTGCAGGGGAATCTAATCAACGATCTGTTTTACATTAATCTGGAAGATGAGGCCAAGGTGTTCCGGCGTGTTGGGGAGTCGGAAACGACCGAGGTGAATTACTTCGACATCGACGCTGTGAGCGACCTGAACTTTGTCGGTGCCCGCACGTTGTTAAATCGCGCCGGTCGGGCCAACCAGTTCAGAGATTTCGCCAACGTGATCGTGTCCAATCCGTTCACGGCTGCCGCAATGGACTGGCACGCATTTGTGAAGCGATACGGCGACGAGGCGCTGGACGTAAAGGGCCTTGAGCAGTTGATGATTCAAGACCCCGAAGAGATCGTGGCGAGAATGCAGGCAATGGGTTTAGCGAACACCGTTCAGCCCGCACAGGGCGGTGCTGGAGCAGACGGCAATTCGCCCCCCAGTAAGTCACGCAGAACCCCCGCTAGCGGTGGCAAGTCGGGCGGGAAGACACCTTCACAAACCGCAGGAGAATCCGCATGACGGCATACAAGAGAAAGACTGAACCCAAGAAGTCAGCCGCTTCCAAGAAGAGTTTCGCGGAACTGATGCGCTTGATCCCCGGCGGGCAGTTCACCCGCATGGTGTCCAAGTGTGGCTTGCCGACTGACGAAGCGAGGGCGGTGTGCAAGGCATTCATGGAGAACAAGAAGTGACCGTTCCGCCCGCTGCCAAAAAGGTAGCGACAACGCTGGCCGACATGGTTCGCGGGATGGGTCTGCGGCTACGGCAGGAGATGTCTCCAGAGGAACAGCGCATTGCGGTGTATCTAAGGGGCAACGAAGACCTGTACGAGGGATTCCGTTGTCTCATTCAATCTCGGTTCGAGGGGCGGGCTAAATTGCCGCTTCCCAGCACCCCTCAAGAGTGTCAGATAAGCATGGCAAGAGACAAGGAGCTTCAATGGCTCCTTGGCCGTCTTGAATATGTTTACCGATCGGCTTTGAAGGCGGCACCAGAGGGCGAGCAACCGGAATAACCGGGACGCCAGGGAGGCAGAAATGCCAGGGACAGAGAGAGTTACGGACGAACAGGCGGCGGCGGCTCTCCACGAGGTCATGGGCAAGGACCCCAAGGAATCGGGGATACCGCAGCAGGTCCAGGAAGCAGCACCGGAGCAATCGGCTGTAGAGGAAACTCCAGTCGAGACCGAAGCTGTAGAGCAGGAACAAGTCGTAGCGGCGGCTGATGACGACCTTGAATCTCTGAAGACTAGGTTGGCCGAGAACGAACAGGCCATCAAGTCGTCCGAGGAGCGATTTCAGTCTCGGCTGAAGGCTCAACAAGAGCGTTACGCGGCCAACGAACAAATCCTGCGGAACAGGTTCCTGCAGAAGTCCACGGCGACTGATCACGCACTTGGTGTGCTAAGGAAGGCGGCGTCCGAGGAAGGAGCATCGCAGGAGGAAGTGGCTCGTGCCATCAGCGAGATGGAAGGCACGATGAACCAGCAATCTGCGCAGTATGCTCCCGCCGTACAGCAGCCAGCCCCAGCAGCCAATGACGACCAGGCGCTTGTCGTCAACAACTTTCTCAACGAACAGGGCATGGACGCCGACGAAGCAGGCGAGTTCATCAACTGGATTCAGACCAAGGCCAGCACCTCAATGAGCCCTATGGAGCAAGCCGTAGCCAACGAGAGTGTCGGAGGGTTTATGCAGTTGGCGCATCACCGCTGGCGCAACGAACTCAACAAAGCGGAACAAGAAAGCAAACGCAACGATGCCGTGGGCGCAGTCAAGAGCGTCCAGCGGACGCAGCGAGAAGCGGCCAGAGCGGCGTCGTCTTCACCGTCTGCTCCTAAAAGCCAGGTTGTCTCAAAAGAAGAGGGGGTGGATACGTCGAAGTTTACCAGCGACGACATCTCCAGTCTGATGCGGCAATCCGTGGAGCAGTACAAATAGAGGGCTAGATGTCTGTCCTGACAACCTCAGCCGGTGGTCCTGAAACTCTACTCAGGAACTACTGGAACGACAAACTCCTCGGCATCCTGGAGAATCAGTTGATGGCGGCAGACCTGTGCGACGTGCAGGTCATCCCGACCAACTCCGGTAATGTCATCGAGTTCCACAGAATCAGTTCATTCTCCAAACAGGTTACTGGCGTATCGGAGCAGATGGCATCGCTGAATGTCGGTGTTGCGACCGCTGGCAACCTCAAGGGACGAACGTTCAAGGTCGATTCGGTCGTCTACACGTTGGAGTTGCTGACCAACGACTTGTTCCTTACGGAGCAGGCGATCATGACCGCAGAGCCGAATCCCATGCCGACGCTGACCGACCGCTTCCTCTACAACGCGAAGGACACGCTGGATCAGCGAATCATCAACATCATGGTGTCCAACACGGGCAACACGCAGTCTGCCACTGCCCCCAGCGTCGAATACTTCGGCGTGTCCACCTCCACCGGAACGGTGTGGGGCGACGGTAGTCAGACGCTCAGTGAAGCCACGCTGGATGCCGACATCCCGTCGCACCGCATTGCGGCGGAGACCTTCAACACCGTCTACACGAATCTCCGCAGTCAGAGCGCGAAGCCGCGCAATGGCCGCTACACCGCGCTGATCGCGCCGGAGGTTGCAGGCGACCTTCGGACCGACGCGACCTTCCAGGACATCGCACTGAAGGGCACAAATCGCGGCGAGGACAAGTTCGAGAAGGCGGCAATGGGAGATGTCTTTGGGTGTCTGATCATCGAGGACGAGAACGTATCGGTGCCCACGGCCGGCACGATCGACGCCACGAACGATGAGATCATCCGCAACCCCGTTGTGGGCGAGGGCTACTGCGCCCGCATCTCCCACGCGAAGGGCATCGGAACACCCAATGTGAACTTCTTGCCACCCGGCAAGCCCGATAAAGCCGATCCTTACGGCGTGATCGGGATTC